CGGCTGGGGAGGTTGACGCAAGTCCCTCCCCGGCTATTTCCGTCACGCATCCTCACGCATCCTCACGCATCCTCACGGAGACACCCATGAGCGCAATTCAACGACTGTACGAGACAAGCAACGCGGCCCGCGAACTCGAAGCCATGCTCACCGAGAGCGAGGGCGAGTTGACCGAGGCGATGGAGGGGCACTTCGACATCCTCGCGCAGCAAGCGGAGAACTTGCCCGCAGCGATTGACGATGTGCTTTCGCTGGTCGCGGAGATCGAACACCGCGCGGCGGCTCGAAAGGCCGAGGCCGACAGGCTGAAGGCTCGAGCAAGGCGCGACGAGGCGGTAGCAGAGTGGTTCAAGGCGCAGGTGCTTCGCGCGATGCAGGCGCAGGGCATGAAGAAATTGGAGTCGCCGCGCTGGCGGGCGACGGCTGCGATGCCGGGTGGCAAGCCGAGCATGGAAATCGTCGGCGATGTTCCGCCGGAGTTCACGCGCGAGGAGATCAAGATCACCCCCGATAAGGACGCAATCCGGGCCGCGCTGGAGTCCGGCAAAACGCTGCCGTTCGCGTACCTTGTTCCGAAGCAACCCTACTTGAAGGTTTCCTGATGTACGCACCAAGCATCGTCATTCCCGCCGTCGAGGCCGCACTACGAGCGCGAGGCTTCGCGTTCCCCCAGCCGAACAGCGGAATCGGCAAGGAAGCGGTAGCCGCGCGGCGGCTCGCGTTCGACGCGCTGCACACGTTCACCAGCGCGACACCGACAGGCATCTCCAAACTCATCGGTTGCACGGCTGCGACCGCGCTAGCGATGCAGCAGGCAGCGCACGGTTTCTACCGAACGCCGAAGGACAGGCAGGCGTGGCTGGACGATGTAAAGACGCAGATTGACCGGGGAACGGAAAGACTGCAATCGCTGGAGAGTCGATGCGATACTTGAGCGTGTGCAGCGGCATCGAAGCCGCGACAGTTGCGTGGGAGCCGCTTGGGTGGAAGCCTGTCGGCTTCAGCGAGATTGAACAGTTCCCGTGCGAGGTGTTGCAGCATCACTACCCAGAGACAAAGAACTACGGAGACATGACGAAACATGAAGAATGGGACATCAAGCCCGGAACTGTCGCTCTTCTGGCAGGTGGAACACCCTGCCAAGCGTTTAGTGTCGCGGGTGCAAGGGAAGGAATGGCAGATGCTCGTGGCAGATTGGCCCTTGCCTTTGTCGGAATTGCTGCACGCTTGCAGCCTCGCTGGCTTGTCTGGGAAAATGTCGTGGGAGTTTTGTCTTCCAACGGAGGCCGGGACTTTGGAGCCTTCCTCCGGGCATTGGGAGACTGTGGGTATGGGTGGTGCTACCGAGTGCTTGACGCTCGCTATTTCGGAGTCGCCCAGTCCCGAAGACGAGTCTTTCTCGTTGCGTACCGTGGAGACGATCATAGAGACTGGAGAAATCCCGCAGCGGTTCTATTTGACCAACCATTCCATAGAGCTCTTGAATACAGATCGCAGGAAGTTTCCAAGCAAATCGTTTCGACTTCTATCGGTACAGTCGGATGGGGCAAAAGTATGTCGGACAACGGCTTTACATACATCCAAGATGCCAATGGAGTAAGACTGTTCACGGCAACAGAGGTTGAGCGATTGATGGGCTTTCAAGATGGTTATACCGACATCATGGGAGCAACAGATTCAAAGCGATACAAGGCTCTCGGTAATTCGTGGTGCGTTCCCGTAGCCCGGTGGGTCGGCAAGCGCATTCAGATGGTTGAGGATTTGCTGTCTGCGCGTCGCGATGACTTGCAATCCGTCGCGCATGGCGGATGATGAAAGCGAAACGGCCCGCCTCCGACGGCGAGCCGCTTCTAACCCCATAGCGGCGTATCAGGCCGCAGAGAGGCTTCGATGAGTTTACAACCCGAAGGTGCGCTGGGCTTCATGCCGTTCTACTACCAACGCTTCGCGTGGTCTACGCGAGGCTGGCCCGCCGATGCCGCGATGGCTTACCTGTTCCTGCTCTGCGAGCAATACAGCACCGGCGGCTTGAACCCTGATCCGCAAGTGCTGGAGGAGATCGCTCCCGGCACGGTCGCGCATTGGGATCGAATCAAGCGCAAGTTCACGCAGGGGCCGGACGGGCTTTTACGGAACATCCGGTGCGAGGAGATCCGATCCCGGAGCCTTGCGGCAGGCGACCGGAAGCGGCAGCAGGCGCGCAATGCGGCGGCAATGCGGTGGCATAGCGGGAGCAATGCGGGAGCAATGCAGAACGATGCCAACGATAACGATAACGATAACGAAAGCGATACCGATAGCGAGATCGGGAACGAGAGCGAGAGCGGTCAAACACATTCGCTCGGCGTTGCCGAGCCTGCGTCTGATAATCGAAAGAGGAAGTTGCCGATACCAGACGGTGCGCTAGAGCGGCTTTGGAATCTGTTTCCGAGGAAGGTCGGAAAGGGTCGAGCGATGAAATTGCTTGAGCAGGCGATCCGGGCCTATGCCGACGAATGGGAATTGCCCGAGATGGATTCCGCCGTCGAAGTGTTCCGAGAGCACATCGCTCGGATGGCAGACCAGTACCGCAACAAAGAGCAGCAATACATCCCGCACCCAGCGACTTGGCTTTCGCAGCAGCGATACCTTGACCCCGTACCGGAGGCACGATGACACCAGCAGCGCAGATTGTCATAGAGCATTTCCCAAGCAGCACTTGGGCAAAGCCATCGAGCAAGAAATACGAGGAGTCGATGGCGGCTCTCGCCCCCTACAACGAAACCGACTTGACGCAAGCGGTCAAGAGCCTGCGGCGAACGCTCGCTCGCGCACAATGCACCGTCGAGGAAATCGTCGGCGAGGTGCGGCGACTCCGACGACGAAACGAGATCGCAGCCAAGGCGGACAACGAGGGCATCAACGAAGAACAAGTCAGGCGCGACCGCGAGGACATGAGGCGGATGCTCCTTCTTGCTACCCGCGAGGAGATCGCCGTAGGCGTCGCCTACGCACGGAAGATCGGTGCGCTCACAGCCGAGCCGCTACCGGCCAAGGTGGAGGAGTGGTCGGAATACGCGCGTGGCGTAGTGTGGGCTGCAATGGACATGAAAGGAGTGTTCGCATGACACAAGACATCATCGACGCGCTGCGAGAAGTCGCAGCGAAGTTTGAGGACAAGTTGGGCGACGAGAACCTAATGACCGTCGCGGCGGATGAGATCGAAAGTCTGCGCCGCGAACGCGACGAGGCGAGGCGGGAACTGTGCGAATTCGCGGTGGGTTGGCAGCGCGCGGGAATGCGTGTGCAACATCCGCAGCAGTATTCACAGGAACGCGGCTGGGACTGCTTCAAGGAGGACGGTAAGTGAGCAAGGACATCATCGAAACTCTGCGAAGAATTCAATGCAGCGATGCGGCGTGTGGCAATCTTCAAATCGCAATGGGAGTGAAACTGGCGATTTATGAAATCAAACGCCTCCGATTAGAGCGCGACCTGCTCCGGCGAGAGGTGTGCAGACACCGGGCGGCAGCGATCCAAGGCAAGAAGCCTGAAGACATCGCGGCGCAGTTGCAATGGGACTGCTTCAAGGAGGAAACCGACGATGGAGCGTGACGTGGTGCAGCGGTTGGAATCGCTATGGCAGGCTTACGGCTACGGCATCGCTCTAGAGGCCGCCGCAGAAATCAAGCGGCTCCGGGACGCGCTCCGCGAATGCGAAGGCGAGGAAGCGAAGGACAGGCGATGAGGCCAGCACTTCGGAAGGCCGCATACCCAATTCCAATCAAACTGCCCGCGTCAATTATTCACAAGGCAGATCACTACGCGAGAAACGCGATGATCGGTGGCAGATCAAACATTCGGTCTACCAACGATCGAATGGAACGCCTATACGAAGATCAAATGACCGGGCAACTATGTCACGCCGCTGTAAGCGAATACCTGTTCGGATCGTTTGAGCCGTGGATAGAGCAGAGGAAACAAGCCGATGCAAACCCGACCAAAGGGGACGGCGGAACGGATTTTCTAGGATGG